AAGTTGACCAGAAAAGCTTGACATCTGAAATGACGTTGCTTTTAATTGTTCCGCATAACCTTCTTCAGCCAAGGTTGTTTCTCGAAGAACGTCTAGGTTTCGCAAAAGTATAATAAGCTGTGCTTGCGAGGTTTTACCAACAAGTTTTGTTGCTTCCTCTAATCCAATGTTTTTATCAGCAAGCTCTTGTAGTGTATCAATTAAGTCAACTCCTGGTTTCTTGAGTTTGGTCAGCACGCCACGAAGACCAGTACCTGCTCGTGAGGCACTAAAACCAGCGTCAGATAAGATACCAAGAGCTGTTGCAGTTTGCTCAAAACTAAGTCCTGCTTGACTAGCGCTTGGGCCAACATATCCAATTGCTGTATTAAACGTATCAAGCGAAAGGGATGACTTGTTTACAGCAGCTGTTAGAATTGCAGAGGTTTCTGCAGCTTGTCCAGCATATAATCCAAATTGATTTGATACCTTAAATATTGATTCACCAACCGAAGTTAGGTCTTCACCAGTGGCTTGTGCTGCAATAGATATTGGTCTAAGCAGTGATGGAATTTCCTTGGCCTTTACACCAAGTTTTGCCAACGCTACAGCAAGTTCACCTACTTGATTTGCAGTAAATCGTGTTTCAAGCGCTACAGCTCTGATTGATTGAGATAAAGATGCAAGCTCTTCTCCATTAGCTGCGGACACGGCAGCTACACGACTAATGTTTCTATCGTAGTCAATAAACGCTTTAATAGAATCTTTTAAGAAGTCTGTTACAGCGCTAATCGCTCGTCCAAGTATTTCATAAATGGAAATAAACTTGATGATACTCGCAAGTGCCTTTCCAATTGCCTGTGGACTAAATGCATCTCTAAAAGCCTTACCAAAGAACTTAGATTTTTCCGCTGCAGCCTCTTGTTCTTTTGCTAGCTTTTTTAAAAGCCTTTCATTTTGCTTGTTTAATTTTTCTGATAAAGCCTGATCAGCTTTTGCTTCTTTTACTTTTTCTGTAAATGCTGCTTTCCTTGCTTGCGTCTTTAAACGCTCAGCCTCATTTAAATCTTTTACTTCTTGTCGTAAACGAGCTTGCTCTTCTTTGCGGAGCCTCTCTTTTCTGGCGTTTTCAAATGTAGCTAAGTCCCTAGCATCTTTTAGTGCTTGGTTTGCATTTTTTGTGCGCTGACTAGATGCAATTTCAGATTCCTTTACTGACTTTAGGTCAGACTCTCTTTCTTGCTTGGCTAAGTCAATGTATTCTCTCTTAGCATCATTAAGAGTCTTATAAACTTTATTTGATAAAGAGTCATACTTTGCTCCAACGGACCCAATGGCAATTTCAAGTTTATTTGCAAGCTCTAACTCTTCACTTGTTGCCTTTTTGTTTTTTCTTACAGATTGAACAAGTTTATCTGCAGCGAGTTGAGACTTTAAAAACTCCTGTCTTGTTAAATCAAGACGTTTTCCAAGTTGCTGTTGAATCTCATCAAAACTTGCGTTTTCATCTACAAGGGCTGATATTCTTGTTTTTAAAACACCAAGCGACCGACTTAACTCGTCGATTTTATCAATTTGATTCTGTAATTTATTGTTTGCCATCTTATTCGAACAAGTTTACAATAATAGTCTCAACAGATTCTGCTATATCATTAAGATACAATTCTCTAAATTCTTCGAGCGCAACCTCAAGCGCTACTTCTGCAGAAAAGTTACCTGTTGCTAGGAAAGGTGTTTGGTTTTCTAGATATCCATCGTTATTGATTTTCCGTGATATCAAGTACGCCAAAGCGTTTCTATACTTTTTACTTTTTGGTGATCCAACAAGGTCATACTCATATATCTTGGAAGTTCCACCGCGTGAGCCTTTTTCTTTTACCTTAAAATCGTTTCTGTTGCTGTAGTTGTTGTTTACTACATACTTTGTTCCATAAGGATTTTCCCAAGTGCCATTTTGTATTTTCTTGTAAATCCACTTGCTTATTCCAGACACAGTTGCTTCTGGAGTATCAAATGTTTCCTCTGCAGCAAATGGGTCAATAAACTTTGCGTAATATGGGTCAGCTATGTTGTTGTTAAACGTAACTGTCACATTTTCAATAACATCAAGCTCCTTATTGATTGTGTATCTTATTGATGTCAGCCTAAATAGATTTCTTTTTTGGATTGTTTCAACAAGCGTTCCAGTGTATACGTTTTTGTTTCTACGCAATGCCTGAACCATATCATAGTTAACCCCGGCATCCCTGAGCTTTTGGTATATGATAGATTTTAAAACACCGGCTTGCTTCCTTGCACTCATTCTTCAAGATTTAGTGCGGTGGAGGTGCTGTCACAATAAGAAGTTCTGTTGAACAGGGCGGTAAACTGACAAATTGCTGCAGTAGCGGTATAATCAGTTTCTGGCGCTTGGGCTAGAATGACTTCTTGGAATGACACATCGTTGTCAAGCCCTAAGATAAAGTCTTGAAGTTCTGAAATGACAAAAATGTTTTCCTGTGCCGATATCACTAATGAGTCTTGGTCGTCTGCAATGCATTTATCGACTACAAAAACGCTCATAGTAACGCTAATGTAGTTTAACTCTCTTGATATGTTTGTTGATTCCACCGTTAGCAACAGCGATCGGTGTGTAAGGTTCATAGTTCCAATCTCCTCTACCGAACTGATGACCTTAAAGAAGTCAATCATTCTGTGCCTATTCGCGAAATCAGCTATAGCCTTGTAAAAATCGAATAGGGAGTTCATTTATGCTTTTGATAATTTACAAATTACCTTCGTCTTGCTTCCTCTGCTCTGCGCTCAGCTTCTATTCTTTGCGACAACTGAACCCTGTATGCCATTTCGACCATAACGTCAGACATTTTAAGTCCATAAACATAGTCAAACTTTTGCATATCCTCGTTTGCGAGTGTTCTAACAACAGAATACCAAAACCAGCGAGCCGTAAAGTCATCTTCTACCTGTTCTTCTTGCTCTTGTTCTTCTTCACCCTCAACTGGCTCAATTTTGCTGTATATGACACCATCAAACTTGGTAAAAAGTACGTAGTCCCTGTTGTGCATAAGAGACTTTAGGATAAACTGCATTGTTAGGGAATCCTCCTCGTACAGCATAGCCATATGCGCCTCCTCCTTCTCTTGGTCCGTGTTGTCAAAGTCAGGTTCGTCTTTTGGACGAAGTATTATTGACATAATCTTTGCTTCGTCAAAGTTTGCCTTGATTGCGTACTCCAACAAAATAAATTGCGTTAGAGACATTTTTAGGATGTCAGTGTACACATTGTACCTCTCGTATAGATAAGATGCGTCTACGGCCCTTAAAGTAGGCTCTATGAAGGCATCAACGCCTCGCATTACATCTATCTGTTCTGCTGGGCTGATACTTTTGACAAAATCATCGATTGTGTCATTTATCATCGCCTCGTTCAGCTTCAGCTTCAGTCCGAACTTCATAAAAACATTGTTACGCCACCTTCTTGCTCTTTAAAAGCGCAATAACACGCAATGGCTAGTGACATCACCATATCGTCGTGCTTTCCAGAACTATTCGAGAACTGCATATTGCCTGTGATTGGATTTCTCTTGCTTTTGAAGTCATAGAGTTCCTTAATCAGGTCTAGGTTGTCTGGAATTGTGATTTTCTTGTCCTCAAACAACTTAATAAGGTTTCTGATGATTTCAGGCTTCGTCTGTCCTGTGGTTTGAAACGGCAGCATCTTGTACATCCTGTCGTCGTCAGTTATATCGTCAAAAAGCAAATCGTTGTTGTTGACTTCAAAATAACAAGCCATCAAACTATCGTCGTGCTTCAGATAGAACTCCTTGATGCGATCCTTGAACGAATCAGCGTCCATATTAAGCTCCCTGTACTGAAAGCGATCAATATCAATAACATCATAATCTTGGTTTACTGCAGTTAGTACCGTGTAGTCGTACGCTACACCGATATCCATTCCTATGTATACTCGTTCAGTTTTGTTTGGGGCAGCCTGCTGTACCGCCTCTTCGATGTTATTAAACAACGCATCACCAGATACTGGCTTACATAAGAACTCTTGGTCAAACTGAGCCTTTGTCATACTCTGCTTGATGCCAAGCACTGTCTTCTCGACGGCTTGGTCTTTAAGGTCGAGGTATGTGCGCTTGATGCTCTTCACCTGCTCCCAGTTTTCTTCCTCAAGGCCCTGCACGTACTTATCCCAGTACCAGTTCTTGCCATTGAACGTACTCGACATCACAACACGCCCACCTGTTCGGGTCACCATAGGCAACAATACCTCATTGATGAAGTCTATGTTCATAAACGCAGCCTCGTCAATGTAGATGAAGTCCAGCGTAGCACCACGTAGGTTGTCGCCAGAGTCTGCAGAGCGAAACTTTATGAAACTTCCATTGTAGAAGTACAGTTCGTTGTTCTTCCTGTCGAATCGCTTTACTATCTGAGCAAATAATTCTTGGTGGTTGATAAAGGCAGCTTCAATGTCCTTCATCACCTTGTTTGCTTGGTCCTGAATTGGGCTTACCCAAAACATCCTCGTCCTTGGCTTATTGAGTCCACGCATAACGGCATCGTTCATCATCATAAACGTCTTGCCTGTCTGTCGACCAGCAACAATCAATGTGATAAACGGCTTGTCGTCGTGGATAACACTCAGGAAGTCCTTCTGAGGTTGGCTTGGGTTGTATAGATTAATCTTCATCGAACTCGATGTCTATGTAGCCCCCATTATCTTCGGTTGGTTGGGTTAGGTCGATGGTAGCCTTAACGTCAATCTTTGTTTGTTGTACTTTGACCGGAGCCTTATAGCCCTGCATATCGTTAATCATCCTCATCGCCTCCATAGCCATCTTAACGTCTCCATTAGCCATAGCTTCATCACGAATACGAATCAGCAACTCAAGGTTCATCCCCTTTGTTGCCTCAACTTTCTCTTCTGTCTTATTAACGACGTTGCGAAGAGCCAAATAGAAAGCAGTACCATAGTTGTTCTTGTCGCGGTAGTAACTTGTATAGTTTAGTTCTTTGGCAATTGCTGCCTGATGCTCGATGCCCTCCTCGCGGACACGCTGTAAGAATTGCTCCTGCAACGAAGTCAATTCAGCACCCCTTCCAGTTACCACCTCGTTCTTAGCGTTTCTTATTGATGCCATACATAGGGATGCTATTGATTCCAAACTTACCAGTGAAGAAGAACTCTTCAAACTTAGGCTCGTATTCAAAGTGGTAATACTTCATCACGTTTGCACGCACACGATTAATGCAACTACCACACGTAGTCTTTGGGTTCTCATTAACCCGAATGTATTTGCTCTTACCAACCATCGAATTGTGGAAGGCAAACATCTCAGACCTCAAGTCACCCTTTGGCAACGTGTTTCGGATCAGCTCAGACACTAGTTCTCTTAACTCCATACCCAAATATACAATGAATTACATTATGAATTACAAAAATGAACCTCTATTATAGTATACTATATATAGTATACCCTCTATAGTATATTATATACAGTACTCTGAAGTATACTAATAGTAATGTAATAATATAAGAGTACTCGTATAGAGTACTCTTACAGTAGTATAATAGTAGTCAGCTGAAAAGAGGTCAGTGAGGGGAGAGATCGTTTTTAAATTCATTCCCCCCGTACAGAGTGGTTAGTTAAAAACAGAATCAATATTTGTTCCGTTCAACATAAAAAATTTTTCACAGAATGTTATTTTCGCAGTATTATTGTACTGGGAACGATGGTACTGCGCTCCCTATTTATACAAATAGTGCCAACAAATAACTACAAAAATGAAAAACGCAAAAATCCAAATGACCGAAATCTTGGTGAACGTATCGCGTAACCGCATTGCTACGGATAACGACCGGGCAAAATTCGATTTGCTCCGCGTAGTTGCACAACACCTGGAAAACGTACGTACAAATGAGTCCGAAGAATACGTACGACACCTGGAGAAGCATTTGCAGGCAATTACAGACAAAATGGGTACACCTGTCCTGAAACGTGCTGTAGTTCCTGCTCAGAAATTCCAGATAATTGAGGACTAATAAACGGGGGGGGTACGTCCCCCCCTTATTTTTTTAAATAATCCCCTAACTATTTCTACAAATGAGCACAACACTATATGCAGATATCACAGCCGACGAATTGGCTATGTTTATGCAGGTAAAGAAGGAGAAATCCGCAAGGATAACCAGTACAAAGGGCAGGAAGCCAAAGGTACGAAAGAGTAAAGCGGCTATTGTACAAGTATTGCAGAAGGATGGCTACAAGTATATTCCTATCAATGATAGGGATGACCTGAAGCAGATTGTAAAGACTTACAAGAAGCCAAAGTACAGAAAGAATCTTTACGCTCGTATGTATTGGGAGCAGGAAAGGTGGTAATGTTCAAGGATTATTTATACAATTAAAAAAAACTATTATGATTTCTTTTGTCCAGTTAATTATGATTGTTGGTCTTGTTATACTTGTACCAATAGTAATTTCAGAAGGTGTACAACTATTTAAAGAACTATTTGAGAAATGAGCAAGGAAGTAAAAAACTTATCCTTAAAGGAGGCCGTACAAGTAAACGAGAGTCGATTTGTACAGGATTTAAAAGTACCATTGATTATAAATGGTAACAAGAGTTGTAGAGGTTGGTACAATTTAGTTGTATCAATAAGAGATGTGAGTTTATACAGCAAAGGTATTAAGCCACATAGAAACTGGAGGATAACAGATGTAAAGAAATACTTCGGTATATCTGGAAATCCTGAAACGGTTTTATCGAAGTTAGAGTTTATTAAAAGTAGTTTAGTTTAAGCAGGGTTTTGTAGTGTTTCCTTGCTGGGGGTGGTAGAAATACCGCCCCTTTTATTTACACTATTGTTTAACATTATTTATTTATTTATTATGGACTATTATGATTTTATGAAGACCAAGGTTTACAGAAATCTGTACAACGTCTTTACTGCAAGTATTTATGCAGACAATGCAGAATATATACTTCACGATATATATTCAGAGATTCTGAAAGAAAGGGGTGAATACTATTTCGAGTATTTAGAGAGAAGGTTCTCCACAGATTTGGAGAATGGTGAGGCTGACCAAGATTTTATTCAAGGGATGTTTGTTTGGTCAAATACTAAACAAGGACACGAGTATTGGTCATTGGTAAATGCTATTTATAAAAGAAATGTATTGTTATGAATGAGATTGTTTTCTATGAAGATATGACCAATGAAGACCCGTACGAATACGGAATCGAGATTGGTTTAGATTTCGAGTTATGTTTTATACGAGATGTATGGGTGGAAGATGGATATTCTTTCAGCGACACTCGTGCAGAATTTGAAAGGGTTCCTCGTTTAAATATAAACGGAGTATTGGTAGACTTGCCAAAAGAAGTATTGAGAAACATCGAAGAAATTATTATCGATCGTCTCTCAAGTAAACACGATTTAGATTAACTAATTAACTATACAATTATGATTATCACAGAAAAACAAAAATCAGCTCTGTATATAGATATATTGTCTGATGCAATATCTATGTATATCCCACAACTCCGTAAAGATATAGAGGAGAAGTGTAAAGACGCAAGGTCTAACGGAAAGATATATTTAATCCATCCCGACTTTGCAGATTATTTAGAGTACGTATGGCATACAAACCTTGGTACTGAAATAAGTGCGGATAATGTTCACATAAGTTCAACAAATAAAAACGTAAAAGAAAATGTTTAGAGTATCCTTTAAAAATGTAAATAGCGGTACATATACTGATGTAAGGGCTATTGAGCAATCTCTAAAGAAATCAGGTAAAATCTTTGGAGTATTGTATGTGAAGAAAGATGGAGAAGTCACCGAACTGAATGGTCGTTTTGGTGTCACCAAATTTCTAAAAGGTGGAAAGAGAACCGTACCACCTGCTATGTGGGTTATTTGGGAGAATAATCGCAAAAGATATACGGCTATTGAGCCAGAGCGTATTATACAAATACGTACACAGAGAGAGCATTTTGTAAACTTTAATTACCAGCAATAGTATGGAACTATTGACACAAAATTCCAAGATTAAAAAGACAGGCAAACGCTTCGGTGTGCGCCTGTTTAATTTTGGAATTACTGCATATAAATCTCGAAAGACAGGCAAGATGATTTGCCCTTTTGCAGATAAATGTGTGAAGTATTGCTATGCACAAAAAGGTGCATATATATGGAGCAATGTCAGCCCTGTATTTGAGAAAAGATACGAGTCAACATTACGAGAAGACTTCGTGCAGGTTATGTCTGCAGAAGTACGCAAGAAACGTGCAGATTTTGTACGTGTCCACGATAGCGGTGATTTCTACTCACCTGCATATTTACAGAAGTGGTTTGATATAGCAAAAGAGAATCCAAGTGTGAACTTCTATGCCTACACTAATTCTCTAAATATGGTACGCCAAGTTGAGCGACCTGACAACTTCGATTTCATATTCTCTGATGGTGGCAAACTCGCACATACTATTGATGAAGATATGGAGCGACACTCGAAGGTATTTAATACAAAAGAGGAGATGCTATCTGCTGGATATGTAGATACATCAGAGTATGATTTGTACGCTACAAAGTGGTACAATGCGACAGGCAAAGTTGGACTTTTAATGCACTAATGTTATGGATATTGACAAAGTCATTGATGCATATAACGACTATTTAGTCGCTGTAGAATCATTCAAGAAAAGTACAGATAGCTCAATTCTATATAAACTTATGGCGTTTGATGTTATACAAATGATATCAAATGATTTGCAGGAACAATTATTAACAGCCCAAGAAATCTTACATACCTATGGCTACGAAAAATGACAAAGATTGCAATAATGATTGGTGCGACTTTACGCACGAAGTTGGGTATTGCACCTGTAACAACTAATATCAATTTAAAGTATGAAAAGTAAAAACCTATTTATGGTTCACGTCTCGTACGGATTGTGCGATTACGATGAGCACTTCTTGTTCGATACATATGAGAAAGCAAAGGAACATTGGCTTGAATTATATGAAATTCATAAGAAGGCATATGCAGAAAATGTGTACTACCTAAATGAGGAGCAATGCATATTCTACTATGAGGACAGGGACACAAATTGCAAACTATACATAACCAAACACGAATTATGAGTATTCACAAAACCATTTACATAAATCAAATAACTAATAATTATGGGAGCGACAAACTTTGTTGAAGTAATGCAGGGATACGATTCTCCAAAAGATGCGTATGACGAAGCAGTAAATTGTGCTATATATTCCTATGGGCACGACCCTTATAGCGGTACAATAGCAACTACCTCCGGATTTGAATATCTCGGTATTATTCCGAAGGAGAACGTAGTAGAATTTATAGAAAACCACATAGACAATTACGACAAGTGGGGTGACTGTGGGTGTATAAAATCTGAAGATAATTACATATTCTTTGGTTGGGCTGCAACCTAAATAAGCAAACAAACATTATGGCAATCTATAAAACCATTCACCTAAATGAGACAGACTCAAAGTATGTTAATGCAATACTTGATGAGTGCTATGAAGTCATTGCGCTATCGTCGAAAGACCTTGATACCGCTTTGCTAAATGACATCGAAGAAGTTTTTCAAATCTTAAATCCTTAATTATGAAATTCTATCAAATTAAAAGTATGCAATCAGAAATGCAATACGACAACCTTCAGGATCTTATTGATACAGGTCTTGCTTGGAAAATGGAAGGATATGTCGGCAGGGCTTGTATGGATGCTCTGAAGTCAGGCGCTTGTTTCTTACCCACAAGTTCGAGAAAAGATGCCTACGGAAATTTAATTCCTTCACGCTACCAAGTACAAAAAGGTACGGCTGGTAGTTACCAAAATTCTGTTAAATTTTATACAAATGCTCTGAGCTATGGATCCACTTATTGATGCAAAAGAACTATTAGTTGGAAGGACTATCGAGAGAGTTCGGAGACTATCCATTCAAGAAATGGAAAACTTTATGTGGTACAAAAATCCTGTTGTCCTTGTTTTAGATGACGGAAGCCAAGTTGTACTACAATGTGACGACGAAGGGAACGATGGCGGAGCCGCTTTAGTCTACACTAAAAAAGAAGAATCATTCATACTTTACACAATTTAATTCTATAAACTATGCCTAATTGGTGCGAAAACACATTGGATATCCACGTACGAAAAGACGTATGGGAAAATACATTAGAGAAGTTGTTATTTGTCGACTATGACGAGGACAACAAAAAGAGTGCTCTTGGGTGGCACAGACGATTCTCGTTCACTGCCCTAAAGCCCCTTCCAAGCCCCTTACAGGGCACATCGGCCCCTGCTCGTGTAGTCAGTCAGGAGGAGTACGATGAGTGGCTTAAAAAGGAAAAAACCAACGAGTGGGAAAAATACTATCATCCAATAACTGAAGAAATGTCTGCAGATTATAAATCTAAATACGGCTTCAATAATTGGTACGATTGGCAGATACACAACTGGGGAACTAAATGGGATGCGAATGTATACCACGTGAATGTAGATAAACACGAAGACACAGACACAGAAATGTACGATGTTCAGATATGTTTTGAGACAGCGTGGTCGCCTCCTTATGATTGGTTTCACTCCCTGCACGAAAGTATGAAATACCTTGGAGTATATGCAGAATTAAGATTCTCTGAAGAGGGATGTGATTTTGCTGGAACGTATCACTCTGAAGGCGAAGAGTTCTACGAAAGTGAAGGATATATTTATCAAGTTGATGAGATATCAGGAGAGGTAGTTACCTACGACGAAAAACTTGGAATATACAGAAACAGAAAGGGGCAGTTTGTGTCCTGTGATTGTGTATATGGTGATGTATCATATGACGGAGAACCAGTATGATATTGATTTTTATAATCCTGTTTTTTACTATAACTTTGAGAGAATGGAAAGAGGGAAGGCGAAACGAGAAATAGACACTCTGTCATTGAAGATGCTGTTTAGTAGCGATTTAGATAAGTTGCTACACGTCGTTGGTACACTTGTCAAGATGACAAAAGAGGTCAACGAGTGGTCGGTAGATGAGTACGTATCAATGACCATAGAGTTAGACAAGTTCTACTCGATCCATTATACGAGAACCGAAGACCTTATAAATACATTAGAGCGTTTGGATAAAGCTAAATATGAGTACGCAAAACTCAAAGCAATGCACGACGAACTAATAGAGGTAAACGAAAAACAGGCAAGTATAATTAGCGAACTACTTAATCGAGGTGCGTAAGCACCAACTCAAACAACCTGTATACTATTATTATATCTATAGTACTATTAAAGAGTACTCTTACGAGTACTCTTATAGTATTATACTATATATAGTATACTATAATACAACAACAAATGCAACATAAAATTAAATTAAGTCAATCTGAAGTACGAGAAATCTTTGATTACTTCATCGCAAGGAATACCGATTACGATGGACGACGTAACAACCGACGAGATAGCGTTATGCCACGAAGGGCGTTTGCAAATGCGGTGTCGGCCTATGCTGACTATCCAAGGATTGCTGGGGCATTAGATGTAGATAGAACAAACATCTACCACTACACCAAAACCCACAAGCAAAATATGATTTACACAGATTACCAAGATTTGTATAGCGATGCGGTAGTTTGTGTGGCAAAGTTCATCGAAGGCAATATGACAAGCGCAGACGAAGGAATTATGGTTGACATAAAAAATCTTCGACTTGAGGTCGCTGAACTGAAAGCAAAGTTGAACAAGATGAAAGGTATTGTGGGGAAACAAGTGAGATTACTTGCCAATTAACTTTTTTTTATTATATTTGAGAAACATAACCATTTAACTATGTCTACTTACAAATTCAAAACAACCAACATCAAGGGTAAGCAGTACGTTGAAGTGAATCAGCGTGTCATTGCCCTACGCACCTTGCCAGAGTTCAAGGGGCACAGCATCGAAACTGAACTTATCAGTCTGGACACAGAGTCTTGTGTAGTACGAGCCACCATCCGAAACGCAGAGGGTACAATCGTCGCTCAAGGGATGGCTCAAGAGGACAAGGCATCAAGCCGCATCAATCAGACATCCTACGTCGAGAACTGCGAAACATCCGCAGTAGGTCGTGCCCTTGGATTTCTTGGGATCGGGATTGAGACTTCCATCGCCACAGCAGATGAGGTCGATATGGCCATCAAAAAGCAGGACACAGCCCCTGACCGAAAGCAACTGACCGCTGACATCGTTAGCAGTATGAAGGATGCCGTAAAGGGCGGAAAAGAGGCGCACGTCAAGTCCGCACTCGAAAGCAAGTACACATATACTAAAGAGCAATACGAAGAGATTTTCGGATGAGCGAGGAAGAAGAAGGCTACGCCAATACGCACACAATCACGATGACCAATGGTACATATTTTACAATTCGGTTTGAGAAAGAAGAAGGGCGTAATGTTGTAGATATCTATCAGGTGTTTGATGAGGATAATGAAATATATCTTATGTCAATGGCAAAGGAGCATTTGGTGGAAATGATATACCAATTTGAATCTATGTTAAATGACTGAGGAACTATTTAAGGACGACAGCGCATATTATTCTGACAGACAGTATCTGTCGAATAGCGCCCTGAAGCTTCTACGTGAGTCCCCCCACAAATTCGCACTATGGCGTACTCGCCAATGGGAGCAACCAAGCAATGTTGCTTTCGAGTTAGGCAAGGCTGTTCACTCTATGTTTTTAGAGGGAATAGATAACGCAATGGTGACGAGCGTACGTAGAGATGTCAGGACCAAGGCATACCAAGACTTCTTGGAGGAAAACAAGGATAAGTTTATTCTATCCAAGTCTGACTACGAGAATTATTTGGGGATGTGTGAGCGACTTCAAAACAACAGCGAAGTACAAGCACTTATGTGGAGTGGTCGTCCTGAAGTTCCCGCAGTTGGAGAATATAGAGGATTAAAGTTTAAGGGCAAGGCTGACTGGCTCGTTGAATCTCCAGGCGAAAGTTACATTTTAGACCTGAAGACCACATCGAAAACCATCAGTGACTTCTACAAAAGCGCAAAGTTTCTATTGTATAACCAGCAGGCAGCATTGTACAGCCACCTGTTTAACGTAGATAGATTTTACTTTGTGGTTGTTGAGAAGAGTTGGCCTTATGAAATTGGTATTTTTGATACAAGCATTGAGTTTATTCAGTCCGGATATTACGAACTAAATAAATCCATAGACTTGTATGAGGAGTTATTTGTAGAAGGTTCTTATACTAAAGATTATGCAAGACAGTTTATTTTATAATATCGTAGATATTGTCTCCATCTATTCGGGTGTAGACAGCGAGGAGATTATGACTCCAAAGAAGTCTCGCCCGGTAACAAAGGCAAAACGTCTTGCGTCAAATATCCTCAAGCAGTACGGATATGGTGCGACTGAAATCTCACTTATCCTAAACATCGATCGGAAGTCTGTGTACGATTACGTACAAACACACGAAGATTGGATGGACAACAGTTCCTACAAAAAATCTTATCTGAGCTGTATTTCTGCTCTTGATGAGCTTGATGAGTCAGGACTAAACTTGAAAAGCGAGGTGGACAAACTCAAAATCAAGGTACTTAAACTCGAAGATATGTACGAGCATATCAAACAATTAATTTTATCTTAATTTGAAATGGCTGAGAAGAATGCTACTTTCATTGGTAAGACCAAGGTGGTCAAGACCAAGTTCGGTGAAATCGTTAAAATTGCCTTTGGGCCACGCGATTTCGAACAATTCGAAGGACTCAAGAACCAAAGTGGTTGGGTGAATCTTGAGTTAATGTCTAAGCGCGATGGCGAGAAATACCTGAAGGTTCAGGATGAGTATCAGCCAAAGAAAGCTGTAAACGCAGGGACCGACGACTTCCCTTTTTAATGTCGTAACTATTCAATTGTGAGAGGGGGCGAAAGCCCCCTTTTTCAACCTCTTTGTTATGGGGAGCGATTACAGATTCTTGTATTGGGATGACCTTGGTGATAGCCAACAGCACGTAGATAACCAATGTCAAAAGCACGCTGAACAACAGGATAAAGACCTGTTGGAAGAAAGACTCCTTGATGCCGAATGGATTGAAAAGGAGGAAGAGTATAACAGACGTATGGATATTATTGGACAAAATGGGAACACCGGTGAGCACTACTTTGAGTACTTCAATGATCACCTAAGTTCCGCACAAATTTGGGATGATGAAGAAGAAAGAGACATCGAGTGACCAGTTTATGCGTATAGCAATGGCTCGTCTAAAGGCAGATTGGCCTTTCTATCCACAGCGATTAGCGATGGCAGCACATATGTATCGCAAATGGCTAGATAGACAAATGGCTCAATAAAGGAATGAGTAGGTTGTTGGGAGGCGGTGGGTTAATGGATGATCAAAGCCGCCTCCCCCACTCAGTCAAAGTGTAAAATAATGCACCCTCAAAGTGTCAAATAATGCACTTTAGCTCGGAAAAGTTCCGAATACGGCTCAATAGTGAGCCACAAGCGTAACGATTACCATTGATTCTTAAACGAGGGTAAATTATTACAAAATAGAAATGAAATATCGAGTTAACTACACCTACTTTGACCAAAGCAAAACGAAAGCTGCTCAATGGGAGCAGAGAGAGAAGGACTTTGAGACAATGGAGGAGGCTCTTCTTTTTGTCAAAAGGGTAGACCTGAACATATCAGTTAGAAATATAAACATTCAACCTGTACTGTAATGCAAATAGAAACATTTAAATTTATTGGTAGCGTTCACTTGTTGCCACACATATCTTTTTGCTATGATTCGAACATATGCGAAAGGGCAATTTCAATTGGTTGGCTGTGGTACGGAGTTACCATATACAGGAAAAACGAAATGCACTTATGAGCGAAGAAATGCAAATAATATACTTGTACAGAGTACAACTTGCTTGGAAGGTAACATCCGGCAGGTCTTACTCAAACGTGTACAAGGGGTCTGAAGACAGGCCATACGAATTTGTATCACGTGCCAAAAGCATAGATGATATAAATAGAAATCCTGAGATTGTTTATCAGATGATGCTACAAAATGGCTTGACTGGAAAGAAAATCAAGGATTTCTTTATAAAGGAGTGCTATGAACAGCGCCCAATTTCACAATCGTTTCACCATAAAGAAGAGGACTACAACAAAGAATTTTAAAAATGAGGGAATTTATTTTTGATGCGGACAAACTCAAAGAACAGCTCATCGAACTGAGGAACGATGGGATGAAGAAAGGAGACTGGGTAGGGTTTCACAGCCTGTACGACAAGTACTCAGTAAAAAGAGGTAGCACCACCTATATTTATGCAGGTGCTCACCAAGGAAAGTCTCAATTTGCTTTTGAGATTATGATGAATCTTGCTCAGTATTCAGGATGGAAGTGGGCAGTGTACTCGCCTGAGACAGGAAGCCCAGTTGAGGTCTTTGCTGAACTATGCTGGGTGTATCTGCGAAAGCCATTCTTGATCAATGAAAAGATTACTGCTACGGATGAAGAGGCACAACTTGCCATAGAATTTATCACCAAGCATTTCTATATCATTGATTCGGGATTGCAAGACATAACAATCGAAGGCTTCTATACTGCTGTGGCAGATGTAGAGCAACGATATGACATCAAGATTGATGGATGCTCCATTGACCCATTCACCGAAATAAAGACAGATGTGTCTTCCGGTGTTCGTGATGACATTGCCATAGGTCAGATTCTGACTCGTGTTCGAAAGCACTCTGCAGAGCGAGACTACCACACAATCGTTACCGTTCACACCAAGCACCAACAGGTGAAGTACAAGGATGGAATCCCATACGTTGACGTGCCTACGATGAACGACATCGCAGGGGGTATGCAGTGGTCGCGAAAGGGGATGATGGTGATAAACATATGGAGGTGTCCATACGGACTAACCGACAACAACGGAGTGCCCTATGAGCCGAATCAGGTGAAGATATCAGTGGTCAAGGCGAAGCCAAAGGCCGTTGGTAAACTTGGATGGGTGTATATGTACTACGACCGAATAATGAACAGGTACTACGAGGTAAACGATTTTGATGGAACAAAAATATATGCACAAGCACTCGCTAATTAATGAGTACAGGAGGTCGTGGGGCAACGCCCTACGGCTCTTCTTCGCTCTCAATATAGAGCGCATTACAAGCGCAGAGTTTGATGACAACTTAGACTTAATTATAAACGGAGAACTGTATAAGTTTGATGTTGGTGATTACACTGGACACGCAGATAAATACATCTTTT